TAACAAACAGATTATGCTTTTCAAGAATTTGGGATGGAAGAATACAATATGAGCTGTAATAATGACTGGGATAAATTGCAAGAAATTATTGTAGGAACAGCTGACTATGCATCAATACCTATTCCTAATATAAGTACAATGAAATGTCAATTTCCAGAATATGAAGAAGAGTATGTAAAAAAATTTACAGGTTATTACCCAAAACAAATAATAGATGAACAAAACGAAGATCTAAATTTACTAACACAAACATTAGAAGAGTTAGGAGTAATAGTTCATAGACCTGACACTAAATACGCAGAGGTAGAGACAGTTTCTCCTCATTGGAGAGGAAAGAACTGGCACTACCATTGCCCTAGGGATTTAACTTTAATTGTAGGTAATAATATTATCGAAACTCCATCTCCAATTTGGAATCGTCAATATGAAACATGGGCGTATAGAGATGTGTTTTATCAACTTTTTAGAGAAGGCTACAATTGGATAAAAGCACCCATCCCAATGCTGTATGATGAAAATTACAAAGAAGATACAAAAGGGGTTGCTGCACTTAACAATCAGGAGATTCTTTTTGAAGCGGCTAATTGTGTTAGAGTAAATGAGGATATTCTTTATCAGGTTTCAAACACCGGAAATGAGCTAGGCGCAGAGTGGTTACAAAGAACTTTAGGTAGTAATTATAAAGTGCATGTTACTAAAAGTTTATATTCTTATGCGCATTTAGATAGCACTATCGTACCATTAAAAGAAGGATTAGTATTGTATAATGCTTCTCGTGTAAATCAAGAAAATGAGCCTGAGCTATTTAAATCATGGGATAAAATTTGGATTGATGAATGTATTGGACCTACAAAGTCTCCTTTTAATTTACCGTGGGGAGCGAGTGAATGGATAGGAATGAATTTACTAAGTGTCAATTCTGAATTAGTTATTGTAGACAAAAAACAAAAACAAATCCACAAAAAACTAAACGCTCACGGAATTAAGACTATACCATTAGAGCTTAGACACGATAGAATTATAAGTGGAGGATTTCATTGCGTAACTCTGGACTTAAAAAGAATAAGTTAGTTGTGTGTGGAGAGAGTTTTAGTTATGGAACTAAGAGTTCTCATTGGCCTCGGATTGTAGCAGATTTTTACGACTTAGATCTTATTAACTTAGCGATTGTAGGATGTAGCAATTATGCTATATGTTTTCAGTTGCAACATGCTATTTCCTTTCTAGAGCCGCATGATATTGTTATTGTATCTTTGACAGCTGCTGAACGTTTTGAAATAGATGATGATGATTTAAACTATCCTGCGTCATTATCTGATTTTAGACAGAATATAGATGAAATAAAACACAGCTATTTTAAAAAAATCGCAACTATAACTTCTGGCAATCTTTCTTCACATTTAAGAAACTATCATATTGAACAAATGAAAAAATATTTGGCAACTAGCTCATATAGATTAAACGCACAATATCAAGCATGGGCTTTACTACATCTTTTAAGTTTATTACCATGTAAGTATATTTTATATAGAAATATCTACCCAAGATTTCACAAAAATATTAAAGAATATTGTGGTGAACATTATTTTGGTTTAGAATCAGTAATGATAAATTCTGGTCCACATGACTACGAAAAAGAGCATGTAAAATCAACAAATCATCTTTCTGAAAAAGAAAATAAAATTTTTGCCAGTAGAGTAATAAAAGAAATTGCATAATAAAAATTATGAGTAATGATTTAGTATTTCTATTTGATCATATTGATCCGAATAAAGGACCAGTGCCTAACTTAATACCGGAGCCAAAAGCTTCTAGAGGATTCTTTAATCCTTATGAAAGTTTACTGAAAAAAACTTTTTCTAATTTTAATGTAAAATTTAAATCTTCTTATTTTTGTGATGAAGAATTAAAGTGGTTATATCCAGTTTTTTTAAATAATTTATTTTTTTTTAATTCTCTCAAGCAAATACAAACTATGTTATCAAAAAAAATAGAGAGTAATTTGCATAATGGTAAAATAATTGTCTTCGTTTATGAACCATTTGATTCCGTTGATGATTTTAAAATATTTGAAAATATAGCACATCAACAGACTCCTGAAGTTATTTATTGTGTAAAACATCCAAGCCTTGTTCCTAATATAATAATGTATGATTCTTGTATTTTAGAGAGAAATTTAGGATTTATTAACGATATTGATAAATATAATGTAGAGTTCCTTGAAGACAGACCACAAAAAGTATTTTCAGCATTTTTACACCATTATGAAGAATGCACCTCAAGAATGCAATTTCTACATTTTTTAGAAAAAACTGGTATAATTGATCAAATATATATTTCTGCTGCTGAACAAGGTGGACGATTCAGTAAAATTAATAAAATACACAGTACACAACATATTTTTGGTAACTCTGATATATCTTTTTCCTCTTTTGACAAAACATTTGAACTATTAAATATTGAAGAAACACTAAAAAAATCATTAATACATATTGCCTTTGAAGGTGACATGGCATCTAATGTGAATCTAAATATTATTACAGAAAAAGTTTATCGATGTGTTGAAGCTAAAATGCCTTTTATTTTAGCGTCTCATCCATACTCTTTAAATTTTTTTCGTAGTCTTGGTTTTAAATCTTTCTCCCCACTAATTAATGAAGATTATGATCAAGAAGAATCCCCTCCTGAAAGGTTGAAAATGATTTTTAAAGAAATTAATCGATTAGCTAACATACCTTTTGATCATTTAAAAAAACAAATAAATGAACTTGAGCCAATATTTGAGCATAATTTGAATATTTTAAAGAATAACCATAATAACACTCAAAATAATATTTACAGGTTACTATATGGCACACAATAAAAGCAAAGCAAAAGGCTCTGCATACGAACAAAAAATAGCAACAAGACTTACAGCAGAATTTGGTGTAGAATTTAGGAGAGTTCCTCTATCAGGATCAATTGATTATTTAAAAGGTGATATTTGGACTCCCTACGACACAGCGTGGTGGCCTTACGCAATAGAGTGTAAACATTATAAAGATTTACAATGGAATAATCTACTTACCTCAAAAACCACGGACATTCTTAGCTTTTGGAGACAAACTGTTAGAGAAGCAGAAGTAATGAAAAAAAAGCCGTTGTTAATATTTAGATGGAATCGCTCAAAGGATTTTGTAGCTTTTAATGATGATTTAAAAGTTCCCTTTTTTATAGAAGTTAAATCATATGGATGTCACTTCAAGTTAACAAAACTTGATGACTGGATTGATGCCATAAAAGAACAAACTGATCTTGCTACTTCCTCATAAAATTGGTATAGTTATTTATAAAGACAGGAGATAACTATGACCAAATCTTGGAATGATCTTGCAGACTTGCAAGAGCCAGACTACTCGACCTATAATAATCTTTTAATAGTCGATGCAAACAACTTATCCTATCGTTGGCTTCAAAGACCCAACTACTCTTCGTTTGATTCTGATTTTATTCGTACAATTCAATCACTTTCAAAATCATATGAGGCCACAAGAACAATTGTTTGTTTTGATTTCGGAAAATCTTACTATAGAATGGATATGCATGATGAATATAAAGGCACTCGTAAAAAACCTCAAGATGATGATGAGGCAAAAAAATACGAAGAATTTTTCGCAGTTCTCAACGAGTTACCTAATCAGCTGGATGATGAAGTATTAAAATTTAGAGGTGTTGAAGCTGATGATATCTTGGCTTGGATTACACAGAATATATCTGATAAATATGACCATACTTGGATCGTATCTTCAGACCGTGACTTATATCAATTAATTGATGAAAATATATCAATTTTCAATATTTTTGGGCGCAAAGAAGTCACTCTACAAACTTTAAAAGAAGATTTTGAAGTTACACCGTCTGAATATATGTTATCTAGAATTATTGAAGGTGATAAATCAGATAATATTTTAGGAATTGAAGGTATTGGTCCTAAACGTGCTCAAGGGCTGGCACGTGAATATAAAACACTTGATAATCTACTAGAAGCTTTACCTATTAAAGGACGATCAAAATATATAAATAACCTTAACGCTGGTCGTGAACAACTAATCAGAAATGAAAAACTAATTAACCTTAAAAAATATTGTGTTGATGCGATTTCATCAGGTAAATACGGAGATGAACCACTTGCAAGACTTAATGATCTGTGAAGTTAAAATAGAAAAAAGCTCTAAAGCAAGAGAACTTGAGAAGATATTAGGTATAAGCTGGTCATTTGAAGTCTATAACCATTTAGAACCTTTTTATCACCTCAGAGCTTGTATAGATGAATCAATTACTCTACAACCTAATGAAATCATTCCTTTTCCAACAGGTATATATCCACAGATTATAAACCCTCATTTTATTATTGAGATCAACTCTCTTAGTGGTTTAATTTACAATTACGGCGTATGTATGCCTGAAGGAGTAACTTACTTTCCTTACACGTTTAGAGATGAAATATGGGTACATCTTGAAAATAAAAATGTTGAAGCTGTGATTATAAAGCCCGGTCAAAAAATAGCACATATGACTATAAAATTACTTCCAAGAATTGTAATAAAATACGTTGATCAGATAGAAAAATCCGATTGGAAAATGGATTCTGGAAAAACTTTTATTAAAAGAATTAAGGATCAAATTAGAGGTAGAAGTAAAACAAAGACTACTGAGCAATATAGTAGGGAAAAAATAATTAATATTTATGGAGATAAAAATGAAAGTTAGGTTAATATCTTATTCACAACCTGTAGATATGATTGGAATTAATAATGCTGAAGATTTAGTTGCCTATTGTGCTCGGGTTTCTAATCCTGATAATCAAATGAGCACTGAAACGTCTGAAAAACTATTAAAATATTTGATGAGAGAAAATCACTGGTCGCCTTTTGAGATGGTTTCTGTCTGTATGGAAATAGAAACTACCCGCGATATTGCTCGTCAGATTCTTCGTCATAGATCATTTTCATTTCAAGAATTTTCTCAGAGATACGCTGACCCAACTGACACTTTAGGTTGGACTAACAGAGAGGCTAGATTACAAGATAGTAAAAATAGACAAAACTCAATCGAAACTAATAGTAAAGAGTTACACGATGAGTGGCTTATAAAACAAGATAAGGTGAAGTTAGCTGCTATTCAATCATACAATTGGGCCTTAGATATGGGTATAGCTAAAGAACAAGCTCGTGCTGTATTACCAGAGGGTATGATGAAATCAAGAATTTATATGAATGGGACTCTTAGATCCTGGATTCATTATATTGAATTAAGAGCCTCTCACGGAACTCAAAAAGAGCATATTGAAATAGCTAAGGCTTGCGGAGAAGAATTAGTCAAAATCTTCCCATTTGCAGAACGTTGGTTCAATCCTCGCGGATAATGATTGGTTTTGTAACTCAATATGTATATGGTCTAGGTCATAGTAATAGAACAAAACTAATAGCAGAGGAAACTGCGAAATACAGTGATGTTTTTATAATTGAGTCTATGTTTAGACCTCCATTAGAATATAAAGTTCCAATGATAGCGTTTATGGATGGTATAGAAGTTCCAGATAGTAAAAGCTTTTCTGGCTTTATAATGAGTGAACAAATGGTTCATTTAAGGATTAAAAAATTTAAAGAAATTTTGAATAAATACGATTTCAAATTAATTGTTATTGAGGGATTTCCTTTTTGTAGGCATCAATATGCTCATGAATATTTTACTTTTCTGGAAGAATGTAAAAAAAGAGATATTAAAATTATAGTATCAGCAAGAGATTTTCCCTGGGATGATCCACACGAGGACCAGTTAAAAGACTGGGTTAATTATACACAAAATTTAGTTTGTAAATATTATGTTGATAAGATACTAATTCATGGCGATCCAAATATACTCCCTCTCTATAGTGATAGAACAAGAGTAGCTAATTCAAAAGCAATTATAGAAGATATTGAAGAAAAAATTACATATACAGGTTATGTCTGTGATAAGTCTATAAAGACTCACAGCAGAAAAAATAATCACATATACGTTACTACAGGTCTTAATAAAAACGAAGGACTTTTACTTTTTAAAGAAATTACCAAAATAGCTAATAAATTTCCTGATTATAAGTTTGTAATGCCAATTGCAAATAAGCATCGTAACTTATCAGGCACTGTAAGAGACAATATGATTTTTGTTAATTATATACCTGAGCTAGGTAAAAAATTACAAAATTGCTCTGCGCTGATTTCGTATGGTGGATATAACACTACAATGGAGGTATTAAAGGGTAGAGTGCCTTCTATTTTAGTTCCTAGACAAGATGGCCAAAAGTTAGAGCAATTTGTTAGATGTTACACTTTTGAACCGTTTGAATTTTTTAAAGTGTTAAATACTCAAGAGTTTTCAAAACTTGAATCTACATTAAGAGATGTCTTAAATTTTAAACCTAAAAAATTTAAGTTTGATATGATGGGGGTTGAAAAGTCAGTAAATGAAATCATCAGAACTTATAAAAGCTAGACAAGAATGGAAAAAGAGAAATATTGAAAGTGAGCTTTTTAGAATAAAAAAACACTTTTACAATAATGAAGTAGAAAACTTATATAAATATATTTATGCAAGACATTCTTGGATCTACAAAACTATAATTGATAAGGGTTTAAAAAAACTACTTAATAATGCTGATAAAATACTGTTAGTCGGCTCAGGAATGTACCCATATTCTTTGATTGATATGTTTAAAAGATTTCCTGATAAGTCTTATTTTGGTATTGAAATTTTATCTTCTTGTGCAACTCTTTCAAAACAAATTATTGAAAAAACTCCTGCTAAAGGCTCAATAACCATCATAGAGGCTGATGGTGTATTATTTGATTATAGTAATTTTACTGAAAATGATATGATTTTTATATCATGTGACGTTGACACAAAAGATGTAATCGGAAGAATAGTAAAAACAAGCGGAGCGCAGTTTTGGGTCTGCGCTCCGTATGAAAAAGTTTGGATTAAGAATTTATTAACTAACTAATTACTTAGCTTTTTTACCATAGAGTTGTTTAAGTGAAATTTTTTCACGCTTTTTCAATGCTTTCTTTCTTTTCTTTTTGATCTTAGGCATTGAGCGTTGAAAAACCTCTGGCACAATCATTAACTTTTTACCGTTTTAACTGATTGTAAATTTGGATTTTTCACCTCTTTAACAGTCAAATTATGTCCCGTGCGATAATATTCTAAGGTCTCGCGTTTTACTTTAGGATCATACTCTTCGCGAACACCGTATCGGTTATCACCAATTCTTACGGCCTCACCGTCTCTCGCTTCGACTCCTGAAAGTGTTTTAGCCATAGTAGCTCCTTATTTCATGTCTTTAATGACACGACCACCCATACCACGCGTTACATCTTCACGTGTTACATTTACTTCTTTTGAAATTGCCCCACCAGGACCACCAGAAGTGTCGCCAGTGCGATAGTTACCACCAACTTTTGGTGCGCCTTCATCAATGTAACCCTTGCCCTTTTTCATGCTTGGATCAGTGTAAGCAGCGGCATCACCAATTGGTTTATCAGTTGGATAACCAGCAGAAGACATACCTTCCATTGGTTGTTTAGCTTGTTTTGAAATCATTGCCATGATTATTCTCCTTTATCTAATTAAGAAATCAGTCCTAACACTGTTTCTGTCATGTTACCTGCGTTTGAGCCGCCAGATGTAGAGGCACGAACTGTAACTGTATGAGCTGGATCACCGTTTAAGGTGTCGTTACCAACTTTATAATATGTATTTGAGCTAGTGCTTAATTGTGAAAAGCTAATCTCTGTGTTACAGTTTGAAACAATAGACTGATCTACACCAGACATGTCAGAATACTCAACCACTAAACCTGCATCACCAGTTGCAGCGGTTGAAGTTAAGTTAGCAAGCTGGTTAATACCGTGCTCGTTGTTTGAGAACTTACAGTTCACAAAGTGAAGTTTTACAGCGGTGTTACCTAACTTAGTAACACAAGCTTTACCACCGTTTGAAGCTGCTGTTGAGCCTCTAAAGTGAATATTTCTAAATGTAATGGTTCCAGATGATCCGTCAGCAATAGTCATATCACCATCAACAATAACATTGTCTACATCACCCATGCCAACGTATGCGTAGTCAGTTGCTACAACACCTGTTGGTGCTGTATATGAGCCTGGGTACATGTGTACTTCATTGCCACCTTGTGTAAGAGCAGCGGAAGGTATATCTGTAATTAAATTTGGAAACCCATCGGTTCCTCTTTTATCTATAATAGCCATATAGTTTCTCCTTGAGGGGTTTTATTTATGATTTTATTATCACAAATAAACATTTAAGTGTCAATTTTTATTTCTTACGTTTTGAAAGAGGCTTTCCTGCCGCACGAAGAGCAATCGCTACCGCTTGACGACGTTGTGCTTCTTTCTGTGTAATACCCATACGTTTGGCCAAGGTGCGCACGCCTCTAGCACGAGCTTTTGAAGGTTTTTTCATTAGCTCCTTAATATTAGTTGATATGGTTTTTTGAGATTTACCTCGTTTAAGTGGCATTCATCATTCTCACAGACGGAGGAAGCATATCATCTTCATCTTCATTTTCCTCCTGCTTCATTCCAGCTAATTCTTTCATTTTTGTCATGTGAACATCTTCTACATATGAATGTTCATCAACCATATTCATTTCTTCAGCAAGTTCCATAATCATATCAGCATAGTGTTGAGTTTTATCAACCTGATCCTGTGTTGCCATATTATCTGCAATAGCTTTCTTTTCTACCTTAAATAACATATCATGTAGTATAGCAGATTCTACTGCCTCATCTGAAGGCTCAATATCTTTATACACTGCTTGCGCAGCAGGGCATATGTCAAAGTGTTTAGTTTGATAGTCACCAACTTTTACTTGACCCATAGGAATCATTACCTCTTCATCATTCATTTCTTCACGAGGCTCTTGCATTGGAAAATCAGAGTATACTAAATAATCACGAGTGCTATTCATATATGCTGAACTTTTTGCCAGTTTGTTCGTCCACCAAGTCGGAAGAGAAGCTTCCATATCTCTTGGTAATGCGTCTAAAATATCATTTGCATCTTCTATAATAGTTTTGCACATTCTACGTGAAGAAGATACGTCTGTGTGTCCATCTTTTCTCATTTGCGTTTCCTTTTAAAGCCTATAGGTTTAGAATATTTAATTGGATATCCAAGCGAACGTTCTCGCTCAATAAATTTTTCAAGTGTAGGATAACTTAATTTTCCTGATGTGGCAAGTTCTCTAATCCGTTTATTACGGCGTATACCCTGATTAGGGAATCTTAAAAACTTAAATTTTCCAATTTTGCGTAATACTTCAGGTTTTCTCATTAATTTCCCCATTGGTTTTTTGCATCTACTTCAGTCTGCTCACCTGTTTTTAAATTTTCTTCTGTCTTCTCTATAGATGAAACAATCTTTCCGCACTGTGATTTACATAGTTTGAACGATCGGTCATATCCTTGTAAATATTGTTGTAACTTTGTCCAATAATTGTACGATATAATTTTTTGAATGGGAACCTCAAATCCATTAAACATTCGTTCAAACTGGGGTGGATAATAAAATTTATCATTTTGTTGATCATAGTAATGACCACCTGTCCAACAACACCTAAAAACTAAACCCTCTGGTGAAACGTACCATTTTCCCCAATCACTCCACACACAATGAATCTTTCTCTCAGCCTGTTGATACTCTTGAGTCTTTTTAGAGTGAACGAAAGAACCTGTTTTAGGAGCAAATACATCACGTGATGTTTTGACTGTAGAAAAAGTTGTAAACCCAGCTTGTTTTGCTATTTCACGAGCATCCTCTACCTGATGTTTGTTATGTTCAAACACTATGTACTTCCAATGCACTTGTGCACGGTTTGTTGCGATAACTGATTTTGCATTCTCTAACACTTTATCAAACTGAGTATTAATTCTGTAGATATGATGAGTGTCTGCTAAACCATCTAAATCAAAATTAATAATGTCACGGTTTGTGAGAATGTTACCTACATCAGTCCAATACTCTTGATTATGTATACCACCATTCGTATGAATCAAAAGACGTGTACCATTAGACTTGACATAAGAAATAATTTCACGAAACTGTTTGTTCATTATAGAATCACCAAAGTTTCCGTTAAGCACTAACCAGTCTAAGTTTTGAAGTAACTCTGGATTGAAAAGTTGAGTAAAGCGTTCTAAGGTGATTGTATACTTTGCGTCATTAAGATTGATACTAAGAGGCTTCCAACGATGACAAGCAGGACACTTAGCATTACACCTAAACGTCAATTCTGTTGTTAGCTGTTTGATTTTATCCATTAACTCAATGAGAAAATTTGAACGGTTGTACCAGAGGGAATAGTGGCATCAGTAAATTGAACTGTATTGTTTGAAGCATTTACTTCATATTCTGTATTTGGTTGTGAGACACCATCTAACATCACAAGAACAACATTAGCCTCAGCTCCAATATCACGACCCACAAAAAATACATTTGAAGTGCCTAAAGCTGAGTTAACATTAGTGAAAGGTGTTAATAAAGTGCTTCCTCCTGTAATTGCATCAACATTGTTTTGAACTGTGTTGATATTAGAAGATAAATCAGTATGAGCTGTGCTTAGGTTTGCTTGCACTGAGTTAACGTTTGCATTAAGTCGAGTGTAAGTAATGTAATCATTAGCATAAGCAGCAAAATAGGTAGCACTATCATTAGCTGACATACCTACACCATTCTCAAACATCAAAGGTGATATGACAGCATTTGTTGCGATTAGATCGATAGATGCAGAAATATTAGAAGCAGTTACATCATCATCAACATCTAAACTTACTCCATTTAATAATTGAAGTTGAGTAGCATTTTGGCGACTTACAATCGTAAAGGAGCCCGCACCTTTAATTGCTGTCTCTATTAAACCATCTTCGGAGCCTGCTGTTGGATCTGTAATCTTACCTGTAATTTTAGCATAGTTCTCTGCGCCCCCAGTGCTATTCTCACCTTTAAACATCACCTGACCGATATAGTCTGCCGCTGCAGGAGAAGCACTGTTACGGTATAAAGTCAATTCAGGACCTGCTGCAGAACCAGCATCATCTGAAGTTATAGTAGTAGCACCGTCTGGACCAACAGTTATAACCTCTACTCCGCCTGAAGCAATACCTAAAGTATCAGTTGTAGATTTGTACAAACCAGTATTATCATCACCATCAAAAGTAATAGATGGGAGAGATACTGTACCATCATCAAAATAACCACGCTGAAGTCTTAGATTTGCAGCCCCGGTTGCAGATATAGACGTGTTACTTGCAGGATCTTGATTATGTAAAAGAGCTATCTCTCCTTCAGATTCGTCGTATCCTATAAAAACATTACCATCATTTCCACGATTTAACAATATACCCACATCTAAAGATGGGGCACCTGTGAACGAGTTTGCTAAAATAATTAGACGATCATCTGTATATGAATCAGTAACAGCTAAATTAGCAAAATTTCCCGCAACAGTTAAGTTTCCTTGAATGGTAAGATCATCTTGCATAGTAACAGCACCTGTAAAAGGTGTTGTTCCGTTTATAATATTAGTTACGTTGTCAGATGTTGTATCAAGATTAGCATTGATTCGAGTCTCTACTGCTGTTACATTATCTTGTACTATGTCAAGATTGGCAGTTATATTAGTAAAAGTAGCAAGGTCATTTGCAAGAGCTAGAAAATAAGTAGCTGATACATTTGCTTTTGTATCAAGGTTAGTATTTGCAAAACTTGCAAAAGAATCAATATTAGAAGTATTAAGTACTACATTTGCTTCAGCAGCTACAACATTATCTTGTACAGTATTAACAGAGTTATTAACAATTACAACATTGTCTTGTACGATGTCTAAATTAGCATTAACTCTAGTCTCAGCTGCTGCAACGTTAGCGTTTGCCTCTAACAAGTTATTAGTAATCGTACCTACCTGAAAATGACGAGCTTGAATAGAAGCGTTCTGCACCTTTTCAGAAGTGATTGTATTCGCGCTTATAGATCCAGTGGTTATACGAGTTAATGCCATTTATACGTCCTTATTCAGAGTCTTCCTCAAGCTCTGCAAAAAATTCCGCTAAAAAGTCTTTTTGTTCAAGAGGCTTTTCATCGTCAAGATTTTCTATTTCATCTTCTTCAAAAAACTCTTTAATAAAGTCTTCAACTTGTTGATCAACTGTTGGTGGTGCAATTAACTCATCATAATCTTCATTAACACACGCACATTTAACAAAAGTTTTTATCCAATCAACATCCTCTTCAGAGTTTGTTTCTTTTTCACCTAAAAACCATTTAATTTCAGATGCTCTAACTTCTTCATTAAATTCTTCATAGTACACATCAGTAATATCACCTTCAACCATTTCATTAATTTTAGGCTCACTCTCTGCAATAATGTCGAGCGGAAATGATCGAATTAAAAGAGGTGAAGATTTACCTTTTGATAAGTCACGATACGCACAGTATACAGTTTTTGCGTCATCTTCATCAATGTGAAATTTAAAATATTCCATTTTTATATCCTTTACGTTTTAATAATATAATTTACTACAGAGGTTGGAACAGTAAGAGTATGGGTGTGAGCAGCTTGACTAACTCCAGTTACAAGTGCAATTTGACTCACATCCTTAGTTCCGCTACCTAGAGCATCATCTCTTGTAGCCGTAGTTAGAGTTATACCGCCTGATCCACCAGAATCAGTGGTTACTGAAGAAGAACTACTCATTGAGCCTGTTTGGGTGCCTAATGTACTATTATTAGTTCCCTTTCCTAAAGGCAGTCTATCTTGTAAATTAGGTACGTTAAAAGTGCTTGATCCATTACCTGGGCCATACGTAGTGCCTGCAACAGCGAATAAAGCTGCGTAGGTAGTTCTTGATATAGCACTTCCATCACAAATTAACCAGCCAGAGGGAGCTGAAGATCCACTCCATGCCATAATCGACCCAGCAGGAACAACTGGAACTGGTTCAGTTGTGCCCCCTTGTATAGCAGATTGAAGTGCTAGGTTAGAAGTGACAGGGATATAAGCAGACGATTGATTAATTACTTTAAGACCTGATAATACACCTGTCCCTCCGTTAATGTGCACAATTGCGACATTTGAAGAAGTGTTTCGAGTGCTTAAGCCTATAGAAGTATCTGCTCCAGATGTTGAAGAAAGTTTTAAAGTAGCTGCAGAACCTACACCACCATCTCCAGTGCCTGTGGTAAAATCTGCCTTATCAAGTGTTACGTTGCCATCTTTAATCCTATCTGAGGTAATAGAATTAGTGGCGAGCATGGTATTAGTAACAGAACCATTAGTTGGCGGGATACCAACGTCTTTAACACTTGCCATACTGGCAGAGTTACTTGTTATCATGTATAGTCTAGCATTTGATGCCAATGCACCAGCTGCTGAAGGAGTCGCTACTAACTCTCCAATCTCATAATGAGTAATATTAGCAGCTAACGATACAATACCTTCTTCGACTCTATTACCAATTCCAACTCTGGTAAAATTACCTCCAACTGGAGAAGTCTTTTTATTTACAGAATCTGAAATATATAGGGCTGATACGTTATTATTAGCCATTTTAAATAACATACCATCTTGTGCATCAATATTTTCCCCGCTTGCAGTAATATTTATAAGAGCTGGTGCTGAAGATGATCTGAAATTTGTTAATAGAGAACGCAAAGAGTTATTTTGCTGAATTCTACCAGTATTAATAGAAGTTCCCGCAGTTGGCTCAATATATGTGTTTGAATTGGTTAATGCCACTATTACACCCCTGTAGCTGATACTTGAACTTGAATACTCTGATCTGTAGGAGCATTAGTTCCAGCCTCTAAATCGAACAATCTAAAAGACACACTTGAATTTGATCCTGCAGTTACCACGGCTGTTTGAGCTGTTGCAGTATCAATAGGTTGCAAGTTAATTACAGGTCTATTCTTATAACTAAAACTAGAGTAATCAACTGTAGTTGGATTAGCGTTATAAGTGACTGTATCTTCAAAAACGGCTTGCTCTTTTTCTATAGTATATCTAAACTTATCAATTGTAAAGTCTAATTCATCTGGTTTTGAATTGTTTACTACAAATTTTAATTGGAAGTGTCTAAAAGATCTTGAACCAGCTTCATAAGGAACAAAACCTTCATTAACCTCACTCCCAACAAAAGCTGATAGATTTACATTACCGTTTGCAAAAAACACATCGTCCTCTGTTGAAGTTCTAATGAGTGTTTGTGAAGTTAGTCCTCCAAAAGACCCTACATAAGTTTCGGTAGAACCTCCATCATCATATTGATTAAAATCAACTAATAAATAGGACGTGCCTGCCACTGCAATATTAGCATAGGTATTACCACCAGTTGGTTCACCATTAGCAAAAAACGTTTCACCTAAAGCAATAGCATTTGCATTTATAGATCCTGCTATTAGTGCAAACACGTTAGCGTTTGATGTATCATTTGTAAAGTTTCCATGTAAGTGTATTCCAAACACCTTACTTGATGCTCCTGACGCAGAACCGCTGACTAGGGTTTTATTATTAGCATCAAATCGTGGGTTTACAACAGCAGTATTAGAAAAACCAACTAAATGACCTATTCCACCAAAAGAAGAATCATATAATACATTCCCGAGTGGGGCAGTTTCTGTTACACTTTCGACTACATGTTCATGTTGATCAAAATAAGTTAACTGGGTTACTTGTGTTCCTTCAATATCAACATTTATGATCCCATTAACAATTACTCCGAAGTCTCTAACTTGGGTAATATAGGTAGCTTCTTCATCAGCTAATAAATCAGTTGCTTCTCCAGCTACTACAGAAAATCCTTGTGATGTTCCGTTTGCATTGTCTACAAGGGAGGTAAAATCAAAAGATAGACCACCAGTATTTGAGTTAGCGAATGAAGGAAAGTTTGTTTCACCTGCATTAGTATTTGTTATGTCTGTAAAGTTTTCTGAGGGATTGTCTTCATTAAAAGCTGCAACAACAGTTGTTCCTTGAGGTCGTGTAGTTGTTAAAGTAATTTTTACAACAGATTCACTAAAATTACCACTAGTATCTCTTGTTTTTGCTAAGTAGGTGAAAGTTCCAAAAGTGTCAATAGGAACTGACTTTCTGTTAACTCCTGCTGCAACAGTTACAAAAGGAGTTCCAGCTAAAAAATTACTTTCAGTTGCATTTAACTCGCCAGGTACACGAGTAATAATTACCTCTTTTAAGTCGAGATCCACTAACTCGTTAGTTTCTGTGTTACGAGTATATTCCCAAAATAGTGTTACCTGATCAGACTGTTGTCCTCCTGTTAGGTTAAATATATTAGCTGGTTTTGCAGTTTTACCGATAATTGTTTTTGAGATTGTTTTTGTAGTGCCTCTAATATTTTTATTCAAAGGAGTCACTCTAAAAGTGATCGAGTTAGACTCACTTGTTATTCCTCTGTTAATGCCTGTAACAGTAAATCTTATTTTTCCGTCTGAATCTACTCCGAGAGCTGGAACTTTAACTGTATTAAAACTAGTTAAGTCTGCGCCACCATCATCAGCCCCTACATCTGCAACATTGTCTAACTTGTACGAAATTTCATAATCAGTTACTTCTTGGTCTGTTATATGATCAAAACTAAGAGTAACTCTTACTGACACTCCAGAATTTTGTTCTCTGTACAAAGACTCAGTTACTAAATCATTAGTAATTTTTTGAATTGGTAGAGTTTCAACTACTACACTTTTTTCAGAAAAGTTTGAGAATCTACCTAGAGGATTTCTGTTTCTAGCTCTAAGAGAGGTTATCCCAAGAGGTAGATCTTTTATAATTCTATCTTGAGGTAACGTTATTTTGTCAAACTCATTATTGATAGTCATAGTATAGAGTTTATTGTTAGTTAAATTAAATGATCCTGGAAATCTTGTGGTATCATAATCAAAAGTAAAAGTAGAACCTGAAACATTGTTAATAACACCAACAGGATTTTTTGATATATTAGTGAAAACTTTACTAGCAAGATTAGTTTTAGGCTTAGTTGCAAGATATATTCTAAAAATAGAATTTGCTGTCGCACTAGCATTATACTCTGCTGAATCGGTGTCATACGACGTATTAATTACACTAAAAGTATTATTAAAACTAACTTGTACATTATCGCCCACTTCAATTGTTGGAACTGTATAGTGGTCTATCTCTACTCTGTAGATGTTTTCATTGTGAGCTGTGTATTGTATGTTTGCAGATTCAAGAGACTCGTTCTTGTTATAAATAAATTGTCCAGCTGTTTTTTCTATTCCGTCTGAAAAAAATCTTATAAAATTAGCACTATCTGATTTGACTGGTAAATTAATAGTATTTAAACCCTCACTCAAGCTACCTGAATCTATAAAGGTTTTTTCTGTTCCTGACACATAAAAACTTAAGTTTGCATAAAATCTTGCGTCTAACAACTGGTCCAATTTTACAAAAAAAGGAGCAGAAGGCATTCTGTCAAATATTGTTTGTGAACCTGTTGTAAAGTTATCAATCTTAAGGGTATTAGTGCTAGTATCGAATGCAAGGGCGTTAGCACTAATTTCTGTTTCCACACCACCAAATGCAACAAAGTTTCTTTTACTGTTTTGAGAAGATTTTTGGTTTACTGGAAATCTGATACCATCAAAACCTTTTAACCCAGCAAAACTCGCATCGTTAACAGAAAGAATGTGCTTATTAAAGTTTTCATCAAAAGCATCATTTAATCCTCTGATAGTAAACTGAACATTACCGGACGAACCATCATCAGTATCTACAACAGTGACATCGGTACACAACATTCTAAGCTCACCAGCAAATCCAGAAAATCCATTTTTTCCAGTGATCGAAACAGGAGAGGCTCCATCTATGGTAACTGAATTATTTTCGCTTGTAAAAGTAAGAGGGTTTTGAGCAGTGACATTATTTAAAAGAGTAGATCCTTCTGGTTGAGCAATGAAAAATTCAGTCTTAAACAATTGATTGAAATCTTCACGCTCAGTGTTAATCTCAACCACACCATCTGTTCTTATGCTGCCATCATAAGTTCTTACAGCACGAGTTGAAAAGTTAAATTCAGGTGTGGGCGGAGTAGAAAGGGTAGATATGATATCAGTATAAGGGGTAGGTGTATAGTCAATAAAAGTATCTGAATCTACGTAAATATTAGAAATATACTCAATAGCACCGATTGTAATTTCTTCTTTCTCTGGATCACGAGAAATATCAGTTAATTTAAAAAGCTTACCTGACTTATTAGTGTAAAAGTCTCCAGGATTCTGCCACTCACCAAGTGACCATAAATCCCCTTTCTTTGGAACATTATTTGATGTAAAAGTTGTGTATGAATCAATGGCTTTTGTAATTGGATTAAATCTGCCTACCACTGAAACATTAGCAAGATCAAATCCTGTGGATACATTATCTGTAGATGTAAGAGTAAATGCTGCATTATCAATAACATAGAGATCAATTCTATCACTGTCTAAAGAAATAATACGAAGCGCTAACGGATCAGAATTGGCGGTAAAAGTTGATGATGCTAAAGTTGGTTCAGTAAAATGCTCTAATAGTATATTAGCTGAATTAGAATCTGTTGAGGCATTAGCATGTATTTTACCGCCGTATCCAAAATTAATACCAGTCATATTCTGAGAAACTGATACTAAATCACCTGGAGAAAGTGAAAGTGAGTCAGTAGAGGTCACAAAATTTATAGTTCTTCTTTGATATCTTGAGGCGGCAATTTGATATTGAGCAAACCTTAATGCTTGACTACGCCGAGTTACTGAGGGTAAATCTATAGTTGCAATGTTTTCTATTGTATTACGGTCATTTCCATCATTAGCATCTACAGTATCAATCCTTACTGTCTCTCGTTTATAATGATTAGTTGGCTCTAAGTAGCTTACATCAGCTCCAGTGATAATCTCACTCTCTTTTGTTCCGCTAATTTGAAAAGAGCCAGTTTGAATATTAGTTTCATTAAAAATCATCATGGGAAATTCATCTGGCATATCTACAGCCAACGAAAGTTTACCTAGAGTATAAACAAGCGCACCCCTAAATGAAGCACAAATTGTATTTAATATATCCATTGATTGTTCTTGGTCTGATATCGTAATGTCGCACATAAACCTACGCTCTTTTACAACAGTGCCAGCCGGAACTCCAATTAAAGTTTCACGAACTGATGTAAACTTACCTAAAGGTTTGTGTCTGAAAGAACCATCTGCTTGACCGTTAACACCTTGAAACTCTCCTGTTGTTACATCACAGGCATCACAGTATTGTGCTATTTGAAAAAATTTAAATTTATCAACATTTTCTTCAGGGACACCCAAACCATATGTTTTATTAGTTAAGATATCATAGATAATCCATACAGGATTCTGAGTCCATGAATAGACAAAAGTCCCATCCCAAGTTCCAACGTACAGTTGCGGATTTGCGTCAGTTAAAATAGTGCCTGTACCAGATTTTTGAAGTCTATAACCATTAGTTGTATAACCATTTGAACCAGTTTCTTCTAACTCAAGCTCACGCCAATCTATCTCACCATTAGCCAAAATTGGTTGATTATAGTTTGATGGAACTTTGACTAAAAGACCTTTTACCATTGAAGTAAAATTTGGAATACCACCTTTATGTTCATTTGTAGCTTTCAGTGCATAACCAATATGCGCTGTACGAGGATAAGATTGTGGAGAATTTTCAATCTCAAACCATCCAAATGATTGAATGTTTTCGTTAATTAAAGAAGATTCGGTATCATCAGAAGTTTTTTCAATTGTAAATTTATAACCATCTGTTGATTTAAATTGTTCAGGTATATTCACGCGAACAGTAAATTTAAAAGGAACATTAGTTTTACCGTCTACAGTTTTACTTATAGAAGCAATTTCTGTTGTTCCAATTCGATCAAAAACGGTAATTTTGATAGATACTTGATGACCATGAATATTTCCATCATCATCAGTTCTTGTTAATCCTTGTAAGACGAAACCAAACTTAATAGAGTCCCAATCATTAGCACTAGTATCTTGTAGTGTTACTTTTGCTGCTGGTATGCCGTCTACGTTGCCTTTTTTTAACGATACAGGAGATTTAAAATTTTGGGGAGCTGTTATTGTTTCTCCAAATACTCTTAATGGAGACTGAGTAGTTGTGCCTGTATTTGTTAATGTTTTAAATTGCTCAGTATCTTCGCTTCCATCACCATCTAAGATGATTAGATCATCAATAGCTCCGTCTTGAATCTCAATATCTTGTGGGCCATTAGGGTTAATGCGATATACGGGACCTTCACCTAGCCCGATAGTAACAAATAAAATATCAGTAGAAAAAAGTGAGTTAGGATCTTCTGAGATACCTCCTCCACCGCCGCCTTTACCACCGCCTCCAGCACCAGTAATACGTGGAACTAATTGACCATTGTAATTTACATATGTTTTAGATAAACTAGTCAAACTTGTCTCCTACATTAATAATGTCTGACTTACCATGAATTTCTGCATCAAGATAACCACTTAACATTTGTCCCCCGACTCTCATCTGTCCATAAACTAAAGGAATCGGAGTGCCTGAGGTGGTTGAATTCGTTAAAGATCCAAACATATTATTATCACGAGTTGAGGTATCACGCTCTGTAGCTTTAGGTTTTGGAGCAAATAATCTAGAAAGAATACTCATTGCTATGTTGCCTACAAGACGCATAGCCATACCACTCATCCCACTGAATATACCTCCTGATCCAGCTGCAAATCCTTTTGATGCAGCTGCTGCGTTAGCGGCAGGTCCCATTCCTGTTGCAAAGCCACTAGCACCTGCTCCTGCAGTACCTGCTCCTGCAGCGACTGGCGCACCTGCACCTGCTGTAACCACTACAAAAGCCATCGCTGCAGCCATTACTAATAGTCCTCCTCGCTTTCCACCACCTCCTACAATAGCAGGGACAAGATGAACGACCTCACCATCTTTTACACGTTTGATGAAAATAGCTTCATTATCAATAATATTTAAATCATCGTCTAGTAAGCAAAAAGATTCGTCCGACTCTTGAGTTTCAATTTGAAGCATATATTCTCTAAATTTAGGATGCATTGATGATAAGTAAGGAAAAAAATCAGCATACGTTTCTGCATCAACTTGATACTCAAGCTTATCAAAACGGTTAGAAAAAGCAGAATGTATCTTAAGGGTTGCTAACTTC